TGTTACTAAAATATATAACATACCGAGCAGCAGTAAGGGTAAGACCATAACCGCCAACAGTTGGGTTACCAACAAGGAAACGACATCTATCATTATGTTGAAAATTTTCAACAGCACTCTTACGTACTTCAACAGAATCTTCTCCGTATATCGAAACCACTGAATCTTTTCCATACGCATCTCCTATGGCTTTTTTAATTTGGTTTATATTAAAAACATAATTGGCCCATATGATACACTTGTCTTCCGTCTCCTCCAATATACTCATTAACTCTTTTAGTTTAGGATTACTTTTAAATTCTTTTATATTGCCCTCGTCAGTTTTGACAAAACCATTGACTACTTGATGCAGTCTTAAAACTTCTGTGAGTTTATTGGCATATGATATTGTTTCATCTTTAACAACAGCCATTGCTCTTTTTTTCAAATCTATATAAACCTTTTTTTGTTCTTCTGTTAAGTCAATATATCTTTGTGAATAAAGTTTTTCTGGTAAATCTAAACAATCTTTTTTCCTACATCTATATGAAAACATTTTAAGTCTTGATTCTAATTCATCTAAATTTGTATAATACTTAGGAAACATTACTTGCCTCCCATTCATCTCCATAGTATGCATGACTGCATATCGGGACCTGTAAGTAAAAAAACTTTCATATCCTAATAACTTCCAATCTAAAAAAGCGCATTGAGTAAAAAGATCAAGAGGTGATTTAGTAACTGGAGATCCTGTAAGTATTCTCTTATATTTAACAAGCGTGCTTAATTTTAAAATAGCCTTTGTTCTTCTGGCTGTTCTATTTTTAATTGTAGTGCTTTCATCTACAATCATCATAGATCTTAATCCTATTACTTGTAATAATTTGTCAAGAAACTTTACTCCAGATTTGTGAGATAATGCTTCTACATTCATTAATATAAAAGTTAATTTAGAATCATTCAAAGGTAGCTTTTTTTCAGAGTCAACTTTCCATGTCCATATATTGTGTTTTTCAGGACTGTGTATACTAATTTCTTTTTGCCAATTTTGATATACAGAATTAGGTGCTATTACTATTGCATAATTTATTAAGGTTTGTTGAAATAAATAACAGGCATTATCAATTGCTACTTTAGTTTTACCGGTGCCCATTTCCATAAAATAAGCAAAATTTTTTTCTCGGGCCCCTTGTGTTAATGCATATCTTTGATGTTTGAAAGGTTGTGTTTTGTAGTTATACATTTGCTCTTTTTTTAAATTATTTGATTGCATTAATCAATCGAATAATATATTGATTCGCCAGGAGGTTCTTATGGACTTAGAAGCAGAATCTATCGTATCGGTAGATACTGGCATGTCAAAAGACATTGCCGACTCTTGCAATAAGTTATTGGAAACTCAGAAAAAAATAACAACGGCAGAAGAAAACTTAAAAAAGTTAAAAGAAGCTGAAACGACTCTTTCTGAGCAGACAATTCCAAACTTAATGCAACAAGCTGGTATATCAATGTTAAAACTTGCAGATGGTTCATCTGTAGAAGTTAAACCATTTTATTCAGCTAGAATACCTGTATCCAAATCTGAAGAAGCATTTGTATGGTTAAGAGAAAACGGACATGGCGATATGATTAAAAATCAAGTGTCGCTAGAGTTTGGTCGTAATCAAGACAATGAGGCTAAAGCTTTGGTTGCAGAACTAAAAGAAAAAGGACTGGCAGTGAAACAAAAAGAATCTGTGCATCCTTCTACCCTAAGAGGATTTGTTAGAGAACAAATTGAAGACTTTGGAAGAAGTGTGCCTGCTGAACTGTTCGGTACCTACGTTGCAAACAAAACAAAAATAACCACGAAGGAGTAACATGTCACAAGAGCAACACGCAAAACCTCAAGCCAAAGAGGTTGTAAAAAAGGCAAGTAACTTACCTGCACAAATTAATTTAGAAGAGTTGTCAGGTCAGGGTCAAGAGTTTGTTACAGCTCGGGACCAGAAACTACCAATACTTAAATTACTTTATGCTAATTCACCTGTATTAGATGATACAAGCGGTAAGTATATTGAGACGGCTAAGCAAGGAGATATCTATAGCGAAACGTCTGGTAATTTATGGAAAGGTAAAGAAGGAGTTATCGTAGTCCCTTGTCTATACATTAATACTTTTAATGAATGGCAGGACAGAGGAGATAGTCCAGGAAGACCAGTAAAAATACATACTGATCCTTCGATTATGTCCGAAACTACAAGGGGAGATGATAACAAAGATAGACTAAAGAATGGTAACTATGTTGAAGACACTGGTAATCATTTTGTTTTTATATTGGATAAAGATTATAATCCAGTTGAACAAGCTTTGATTGCCATGAAATCAACACAAAAGAAAAAATCTAAAACTTGGAATTCTATGATGATGTCTAGAAGAACGAAAGGTAAAAAAGGTTTTTTCACTCCACCTACTTGGTCAACTACCTATAGGTTAACTTCAACCAAAGAATCAAACTCACAGAACCATTGGTATGGTTGGGTGATTGATTTTGATAGTTACTTAAATTCAGCTGATCATTTAAAAACTCTTGAGGTAACTCAAAGTTTTTATCAGACTGCTATGAAAAGTGATATCTTTGGTAAGGTGGATTTTACTGAGGACAAAGTAAATCAAAGTACAAACTCTGGATCAACACCATTTTAAATGGAACAAGACCTCTTAAATTTATTTGAGGGAAATTCAGAACTGTTCATCACTACCTCTCTTACAGGGGAGGTAGATGAACGGGGCAAGAGAGAAGCAAAAACTCTCACGGTCCACGCTCCACCAACTAAACAAATTTGGAAAGAGCATTTAGAAGGTTCTACTCGAATAGGTATAAAACCAGAAAAGGATGATCAATGTAAATGGGGTTGCATTGATATAGATCCACATAATTACAAAGATTATAATCAAAAAAAGATTGTAGATATAATAAGAGATTATAAGCTACCGTTGATTCCTGCTAGATCAAAGTCAGGAGGACTACATTTATTTTTATTCTTAGATAAATTTTATCCAGTCAAAGATGTTCGAAAAAAATTAGATGAATGGAATAATAGTTTCTTTCAAGCTATTGAAGTTTTTCCAATGAACAAATGTTTAAATATGCCATACTTTAATAAAGACTCCACGACAGAGTTTGCATATAATGAACATAATACACCAATGTTGATAGGAGCATTCCTAGAATTAGCAAAATCAAAAACAATTTCATTAGCCTCTCTTAGTAAATTAAATATAGAACAATACGAACCAGAAAGCAATTGGAAACAATACCCACCTTGTTGTCAAAAGATGGTGCAAGAAAAATGGTCGGGTAATCATAGAAACGATTTACTTTTTAATATGGGTGTTCTTGAAATGAAAAAAGCAGAAGGCAATCTTAGTAAAAAACAAATCACTGATATATTATTAGAAAGAAACAAACAAATTTTTACAACACCTCTACCGGATAGAGAAGTAATAAACACAGTCGCAAATTCTGTAAGTAAAAAAGATTATGCGCTTAAATGTAATACACCATTGTGTGATAAAGATAAATGTAAGTTTAGAGCACTTGGTATTGGTTCACAACCACCACCAATAGTTACAGATTTTACAGACATACAATTTATTAAAAGCACTAAGTCAATTGAATATAGTTTTAAATATCAAGAGCAACATATTATTGTTACACCAGAGGATATGAAAGATGAAAAATCTTGGCGTACAAAATTATTAAGGTATGGAATCTACTGGATGACATTGCCTAGACCAAAGTCTGGACCACCACCTTTTGAATTAATGTTGAGAGAAATTGTTACACAAGCTGTTGAAAATGATAAAATGAAATTTGAAGATACACTTGGTGAAGAGAAATATACTTTTCTTAAAAAGTTTTTTGAAAGTCATATTGAGGAAGATGATTATGAAAAACTAAAAGATAACTATGTTGTGTTAGACTCTAAAACTAATACATGTTATTTTAGGAGGATTACATTTGAAAAATTTTTAGGTAATGACAAGACTTTTAAAAGTGTAAGTGAAGCATTAAACCTTTTGGGCTGTGAAAGATTAGAGTATCATGAAGGGGTTAAAAATGTTTGGAAAGTTGAGATGCCTACATTTGTTGATCATAAAAAAATAAAAGAAAATAAAATAACTAAAGACACAACCTCGGAGATGGATGATGAGTACCACACAGGAAAATTTAGAACTTAAAAAATTAAAGGAACTCTATCACAAAACAATTAAAATATTTGGACCACCAGGAACAGGTAAGACACACACATTGATTGAAAGAGTATTGAAAGGCCACATGAAAAAAGGTGTGCCTCCACAACAAATAGCTTACTTATCTTTTACAAACAAAGCTGTTAATACTGCTGTTGATCGAGCCATGGAAGCTTTTCCAGAATATTCTTCAGAAGATTTTTTAAGATTTAAAACATTGCATACATATTGCAGACGTTACTTTCAGGAAGAGGTATTTGACCCTAAACATTGTACGATTGATTTTGCATTACAAACCAAGATAATTAAGACTTCAGATACTAGATTAGCTGATGATAATTTTACTTACAAAGATTGGTCCCTTGGTATTTACAGTAAGGCAAGAAATTTATTAATAAGTCCAGAAGAAGCATACAAACAAGAAAGTTTTAAAAAAGATTCACTTACAGTATTTCAGAGAAAAATATCTACCTATGAACATTATAAACAAGGAGGAGGTGAAAGATCTTTTATTGACTTTGATGATATGATTGAAAGAACAATCAAAGAAGTAGACTTCCCACATTTGAAAGTATTAATATTAGATGAGTCACAAGATTGTACACCTTTACAATGGTCGGTTATTTACAAGATGGCTGATAAGGTTGATAGAATTTATTTAGCTGGAGATGATGATCAAGGAATATACAAATGGAATGGAGCAGATCCAAAATATTTTACAAAATTTTTTCCTGGTCGAAAAGTAAAATTACGTAAGACAAGAAGATTCGGTGAGGCCATATATAAATTTTCACAAATAATTAGAAGAGGTATTTTAGATAGTGAAGAGAAAGAATACCAACACGGTGATAAAGATGGATATGTTAAAAGCTATTTATCATTTAAAGAAATCCCTTTTGAGTCTTTGAAAGAAGATTGGTTTATCTTAGGTCGAGTAAATAAATCTGTTAATGAATTAAGAATGTTAGCTAAAGATGCAGGGTTATATTACAAAGATAACAAAGATGTAAAATGTTTTGATGATAAACAATGGCAAGCTATTAAAGCATGGACCGCAGTAAGTAATGGTAAAAAAATAGATAAACGTCAAGCAAGATCAATGTATCAATACATAAGAGAATTAGAAAAACCAGAGTATCGTATGGATAAATTTTGGATGAAGGAACCTGACTTTCGAGAATATAATTTTCAGGATTTAAAAGAGTGGTGTGGTTTAACTTTAGAAAATAAGGACCAGAAGAAACATTGGTTTTGGATATTGAGACGTAACTTTAAACCGAATCAAGTAAGACACTTTATTAGATTGCTTAGAAGATATGGCCAAGCAGAATTAGATAAAGAACCACGGATCACGATTGACACTATTCATTCAGTTAAAGGTGGAGAGGCTGAGCATGTTTTATTATATAGTAAAGGTAACTATCCTTCACATTACAATAATAAAAATAGAGATGAAAAAATAAATGAAAAAAAAGTTTGGTACACCGGTGCAACCAGAGCAAGAAAGACTTTACATTTATTAAGAACTGACTATAAATATAACTACCCACTGGGTGCAGACTATTTAATTTATGTCCAAGAAAAAAATGACAAATAAAGAATTATTTGACCAGGTATTTCCAGACGGCAAACAAGTCGGAGGATCCCATTATAAAAATTTTAAAATACAACCCTGGACTTTTATAAGAAGAAATAATCTTAATCCATTACAAGCTAATATAATTAAATACGTTTGTAGATATATAAGAAAAGGTAAACCAATTGAGGACTTAGAAAAAATCAAACATTATTGTGATTTAGAAATAGCTTATTTAAAAGAAAGGAAACAAAAGAAATGACAGCAGCATTTGGTGTAGGAATGTTTTTTTATAGCATGGGTTGTTTGCTAGTAGGTGCAATCATAGCTTATTGTATAATAAATAGAAAAAGTAGAGAAGAAAGAGAAAACGAAGCTTACTTAAAAGAATTAAAAAGGAAATTGTAATGGCATACTTAAACGCAAACATACCTATTATAGAATGTTATGTAAGGGGTAATTATCTAAGAGATCAAAAAGATTCACATGATAAATATTTTGAAGTAGGAGTATTTGGATTTAGCTCCATACCTAATCAAGTACCGTTATTTCATTTTCTAATGGAAGACGGTGGCCTATGGTGGAGAGCTCCAATATCAGCATTCTGTAAAGAACCTGGAGTAAAAGAGCTACCTTTAGATGAGTTAGTGATGTGGGATAGTTTTAGTTATAACGTCTCTGTTACTACATTTTATGAAATAGCTGGCTGTACAATGCAATATACATCAAGAAGAAAGGTAAAAAGAAAAGGCAAATATTTATTTACTATTGATTGGTGTGCAGGTGATTTTAATGAATTGAATTTTGGTTATTCGGAAAAGCCGGACCAACATAAGTGTGGACATGTAATTGAATTAGAAGATGGTAACTATGCAATACAACCTAACAACAGATTAAAAATTTATGATCCATCTATGGGTATCAACCCTCATGAAAATGCTATACATAGATTAGTTGGAACTAGAAAATGGTCAGTAGAAAACTCTGCTAAATGGATAACTGATGAACACGAGAAAGGTTCTTATGATTATGAGCTAAAAAATTTAGCTGAAGATAAATCATTTGAAAATGAATGATTAAAATAATATTTATAATTTCAATTCTTATATTAACGGGTTGTGTAAAAGATTATGACTTTAATCCTTGGACAACTGTATTAAGATATTCAATACAAGGGACCCAGTGAGTTTACAATTATCAATGACTTTTAAAAAATCAATGTGGAATACACCTGGTGAGTATAAAGATTTATCTCAAGCTAAAGAGATTGCAATTGACTTAGAAACAAAAGATGATGGTATCTCCAATGGTTACGGAGCAGGATGGGCTACTAACAAAGGTGAGATAGTTGGTTTTGCTGTAGCAGTAGAAGGATGGCAAGGTTATTTTCCATTCGGTCATTTAGGTGGGGGTAATATGATTCCTGAGCAAGTTAAAGCTTACATGAAAAAAATATGTGCATTACCATGTCCTAAAATATTTCATAACGCTCAATACGATGTAGGATGGCTTGAAGCGTCTGGTATAAAAGTAAATGGTGAGATAATAGATACAATGATAGCAGCAGCTTTAATTGATGAGAATAGATACCAGTATTCATTAAATAGTTTATCAATAGATTATTTAGGTGAGATAAAAGCAGAAACCGATTTAAAAGAAGCAGCAGCAGCTCATGGTGTAGATCCTAAAAAAGATATGTGGATGTTACCCGCTGAACATGTTGGATATTATGCAGAACAAGACGCAAGACTTACCTTATTATTATGGCAAAGATTTAAACAAGAAATTCAAACACAAAGTTTATCTACTGTTTGGGAGTTAGAAAAAGATTTAATTCCTATTCTTATAAAAATGCGTCAACGAGGGGTAAGAGTAGAAGTGGAGTTAGCTGAACGATTACGTAAACAAATGCAACACCAAGAGAAAGAATTGCTGTTGGCAATACAAAAATTAACAGGATTAGACATAGACATTTGGGCAGCACGCCAAGTTGCCAGAGCTTTTGATAAGTTAAAAATAGATTACCCACGCACTGAAAAAACCAAGGAACCATCATTTACTCAGAATTGGTTGGTTAATTGCAAACATGATATTGCAAGATTGATTGTACAGGCTCGTGAAGTAAATAAATTTCATAATACGTTTTTATCTTCTATCATGAAATACCAGGTCAAGGGAAGGATACATGCAGAAATAAATCAATTAAGATCAGATAGTGGCGGAACTGTGTCAGGAAGATTGTCCATGAGTAATCCAAATTTACAGCAAGTACCGGCAAGAAATAAAGACTTTGGACCTAAGATACGAAGTTTATTTATACCTGAAGAGGGCCATCAATGGGGTAGTTTTGACTATTCGCAACAAGAACCACGAATAGCGTCTCATTATGCACATAAACTTGGATGTGAGGGATCGCAAAAAATTGTAGATGAATATAATAAAAATCCAGATG